GTTGTTCCAATGCACCCTGCGAAAAACCTCGCCGCATTTGCCGCAGATGACTATCTGAGCGAAGCAGTGGTTGCTACTGAAGGTTCTGGTTTTTCCGTTCGGGCTGGTGTGGACGATGCGGCGGCGGACAAGTTCCTCCTGCACCTGCATGAAAACTTCACGCGGGATGATGGCTTCATGGCTATTTTCTACATAATACTGCGGAACGATGCCGTTGTTCTTGACCCGCTTTTTTGTGAGGAAGTCAACCGTGTAGGTTTTCTGCAAAAGCGCATCGCCGATGTACTTTTCGTTTCGCAGGATTTGATTTATGTTGCTTGTATGCCAGCGTTCCCTGCCCGCACCGTTAAGGATACCATCCGCTTCCAAACCGCGAGCGATTTTCAGCATACTGGCACCCTCAAGGTATTCTCGGTAAATGCGCTTGATGATTTCAGCTTCCTCGGGCACAACCACAAGACGCTTATTCTCATCCTTGGTGTAACCGAGGAATCGAGCGCAGTTGACTTGAATTTCACCTTGCTGATAACGATACTGCAGACCCAGCTTTACGTTTTGGCTCAATGACTGGCTTTCCTGTTGGGCAAGGGATGCCATAATTGTGAGCAGAACTTCGCCCTTGGAATCCATGGTGTTTATATTTTCTTTTTCAAAATAAACGGGAATGTTTTTCTCCTTGAGCTGACGGATATATTTCAAACAGTCCAGTGTGTTTCGGGCAAATCGGCTGATGGACTTTGTAATGATCATATCGATATTACCGGCCATACACTCGTCAATCATGCGGTTAAATTCTTCGCGTTTCTTAGTATTGGTGCCGGAGATACCGTCGTCCGCAAAAATCCCCGCCAGTACCCAGTCGGGGTGACCTTGTATGTAGGTGGTATAGTGTTCAATCTGCGTGTCATAACTGGTAGCCTGCTCGTCACTGTCCGTGGAAACTCGGCAGTATGCCGCAACCCGGAGTTTGGGTTTTTCTTCGTCTGCACCTTTTCGGGTATGCTTCCTTGCAGGAATCACGGTGACGCTTTTACTTACTGCCATTCTTGTTCACCTCCGTTTCGATTAAACTGTAGGCGTGTTCCGCCTGTGCAAAGGGGTCGTCGAATTCTTCTCTTCCTTCTATTACATGAAAAGCACTAGGATAGATGACCGTTGTTTCTTCATTTGGTTCATAAATACGACCGAGTTTCTCCGCCCGCCTGATACGCTCCGCTTCGGCGGATGTAAACGTGTTCGGGTCGATTATGGCGGGGTAATAGTCGTCGCCAAGATAACGCGCATTACGAAGCATTCTGCCGATGCCCGCGTGGAAGGCTGTGATACCCGCCTTCTTTGCAGCAGTTGCCAGTGAATCACCGGACAAATAGGAATCAAATAAGGTTTTTATCTGCTTGGCAGCTTCTATATCAATTACGGCTTTTCCGTTTTCAATGCGGTAGCCAAATGGTGTGTGACTCACTTATCTCACCAGCCTTTCTTTGAGTGTAATGCCGCATTTAAACTCGAATCCAATCTCCGACCTGGAATACACAACAACCCGCTCTACAAAGCGTTTGAAAATGTCCCCGTCAAAGCCCTTCAGCATTGATGCCTTGGTAGCATATTGCAATAGGGCACTGACCTCACTTAAGTTTTGGAAATCGTTATTTAAGAATCGGGTTATTGATTCTTTTTGACGGCGTAGCCGTTCTGCCTCTTGCAACAGCTCATTGTTGCTCTTATTGTAAACGGCAGGCTCAAGATATTTTTTGGTCATCAGCCCAACCAGTACATTTCGCTGTTCCACATTTTCTTCGAGTTTCTTGTCAAGCGCATGAATGCTTTCCAGAGTTTCATCAGAATTCATCCCACGCAGACTGATGAGCAACGGCTTGAGTACAAATTCGTGCCCGAATATGAGCTTGTTCATCATGGTGACAAATGCGTATTCAAAATCGGACTCCGGCACATATTTCATAGAGCATTTCTTGATGTTTGCGATATGAGCGGAGCAACACCAAGCAATTCTATGTCTGCCGCTTGAGTGAATTCTGCGCTTAAACGTCCCGCCACACTGACCACAGATGATTTTTCCAGAAAAGGGGTAACGGTTCTGATATTTTTTATGTTGCCTTTCTAAGCCTTTTTCCTTGCCGCGCTGTTCGATAATATCCTGAGCAGCTTCATAATTTTCATGACTGATAATCGGCTCATGATGATTTCGAATTAGATATTGATCTTTTTCCCCATTGTTGTTATGGCGATTAAAATGGACATCGGTATAGGTTTTTTGAAAAAGTGCATCTCCTGTATATTTTTCGTTCCCCACCATTCCGCGGATTGTTGTTGCTGTCCAGCGGCCACCTTTTTTGGTGGGTACTTTTCGGTTGTTCAACTCGTCGGCGATTTTATGAGTGCTTTTACCGGATAGAATTGAAGCGAAAATATAGCGAACAATTTCTGCTTGTTGCTCGTTAATGACCATCTCACCATCTATGTTATCGTAGCCATAGGGTGGATAGGATATCTTGTACGTGCCATTTTGAAAGCGACGCTGAATTGACCACTTGTTGTTTTCAGCAATGGAGACCGATTCACTTTCGGCCAGTCCACTTAGGATTGACAGCATGAGTTCACTTTCCATTGACCCCGTGTTGATGTTCTCTTTTTCAAAATAAATAAAAACGCCGAGGTCAAGCAGTTTTCGAACCAGTTCAAGGCAGTCGGTAGTGTTTCGAGCAAATCTGCTGATAGACTTCGTTACAATGAGGTCTATTTTTCTGTCTTCACAGTCGGTAATCATTCGAAGCAACTCAGGTCGTTTTTCTTTTTTTGTGCCGGTGATGCCTTCGTCATAATAAAGACCTGCAAACGCCCATTCAGGGTTTGCATTGATGTAGGTTTTGTAGTGTTTTATTTGCGTATCCAGACTGACGAGTTGCTCATCACTGTCGGTAGACACACGGCAATAAGCTGCAACTCTGAGCTTGGACTGTTCAGCTAAATCGACTGTATTTTGAGCTATTTTTGTTACCTTTTTCAATTTCTCACCTCCTTGGTCAGTGTCACATGTTACCGTCAAAACCAAGTTATATCAACGGTTTTAGAGCATAATCTCAGCTAATAAGGGTGAGAAAGTTTTGCGGTTTAGCTCGGTTATCTTGTTGAACTCTGACAAGGAAATAAGTCCACAATTCATCATTGCGGTTAGTATCTGTTGTGCCCTGACATAATCGACTTCACGCTGCATTTGTTCCTGCGGTACAGGCCTTTTTTCCGATACAGCATTAATATCGCTTGTGCTGATACCTTGGTTTTGTAAGTTGTTCACTCAGCTTTCCTCCATTCGGAGGGGAAATAAAAAGCGCCCCTCTACCGTCTACAGACAAAAGAGGGGCACTTGCGTACCAGCATATGCTGGTTATTCGGTTTTGATGAAAGCATCCGTAAATCCCGCCGCCTTTACTCTTTTGAGCATGGCATCAGCATTGGCTTTGACGGCGTAAGCACCGACTTGTACACGATATAACTTTTTCGGTTCAGTTGGGTTGGGAGTGGGAGGTTTTGACGGTTCTGTTGCCTTGAGCAACCTTTGAACTTCGGCGCGAAATGTATCCATTGACTTGCCGTGCTTCGGAAACCAGTGGCCTGGATCGGCATGGTTACTGGCGATGCCGCGTTTATGCCCCTCGTAATGACCGATAATAACGCCATCTGACATCGGGTCGAGATTATACTCCTTGCAGAGATAGGCACACAGTTCTGTGGCTTCCTTGTAGACTGCGTTGAAATAGACTTTGTCGGTCAGGCCATCCTCGCAGATTTCAAAGCCGATGTGCGTATCATTGACGGAGCCTTTTGAGCCGGAACCGCCATGCCAACCACGATGATTCCACGGAAGCGTCTGGTAGGTAGCAATCCTGCCATCAGCCAGTTTTCCGATGAAGCCGTGTACGCAGACTTGCCGCCCGTCCGGTTTGTCTTGATTCCAGTGATTGTTGTATTGGTTCTTGCCAAGCAATCCGTCGTCGGGACCCACATAACGGCGCAGATTCGGATTGTTCGCACCGGTGGAGTGAACCATAATGCCTCTGACAGTAATAGTTCTGCCAGCCTTGTAGCAGGCGTTGTTTGTGAATATCAATTTTCGTAGATTCATTTCTGTTCATCCTTTCCATGAAGCTGTGCCAGCACATCTCTCAACTTTTCAGGTACGGGTAGGCCGATAGCCGTGGCATTTTCAACGAGAGAAATTCCCTCATTAGCGATGTAAAAGAAGATAACCGCTGTGCGAAGCGGCGCACCCTGACCGCCGAGCAGATAGGTATCGATGAGATGACCGATACCGACTACCAAAAAAATAGCGACCTTTTTGGCGATTCCGTGCGCTCCGATTCGGCTGGACAGTTTCTTCTCCACAATTGCCCGAAGCACGCCCGTGATGTAGTCGACGACCACGAAGGCGATGAGCGCATAAAGAAAGCCGTCCAATCCGCCTAAATACCAACCGAGCAATGCACCCAAGCCCGCGAATGCCGTTTGTGTCCAAGTCCAGATTTCTTTCATGTTAGTTTTCCTCCTAATAGATAGTCACGCCATTTAGATTTGGCTTTTCAGATGCTATTCCAATCAAATCCGAAAGACGTGCTTTGCCTTTCCGTCCGCCACTGTCAACGGTGAATGCTGTATAGAAACCACCTCTGCCGAAATTGTGGGTAACATCTGTGACAGTGCCGATGGTTTCAGTCTTT